GATGTATAAGTTACCCGCTGCTTTTGTTGGAGAGTATGCTGAAGCAGACGCTCAGTTAACATTAGATTTGTGGAAACATTTTAAGTCTCTTCTTTTACGGGAAGATTTAATGCAGATTTTTAATCTCGAAACAGAGGTTTTACCTTTGTGCATTGACATGACATGGAAAGGTGTTCGTGTTGATCTGGACCAAGCGGAGCGTTTAAAACAAGATTTAATTAAACAGGTTAAAAAAGAGGTTTTGAGTATAAAAAAGGAGACAGGTTTTCAAATAGAGTTATGGGCAGCAGCTTCCATTGCAAAGGTTTTTGATAGTTTGTCTATACCGTACAACAGAACAAAGACAGGTTTACCTTCGTTTACCAAGAATTTTCTAAAGAACCACCCCCACCCCATTGCTCAACAAATAGCCGAAGTGAGGGAGCTTGATAAGATAGGTAATACATTTATATCAAGTATTTTTAGGTATACGGAAAAGGGTCGTATACACGGCCACATTAACCAACTGCGCTCAGAGAGTGGCGGGACTGTCTCTGGTCGTATTAGTATGTCAAACCCTAATCTACAACAAATACCAGCTAGAAACCCTCAGATGTCTAAGATGATAAGAGGTTTGTTTTTACCGGAGGAAGGTCAGAAATGGGGGTCTATGGATTTTGATCAGCAAGAACCTCGCATACTGGTTCATTACGCAAACCTAACTAAGCGCGGCCTCAGTGGATCTCGTGATTTTGTTAAGGCTTATACAGAAGACCCAAAAACAGATTTTCATCAGATGGTGGCAGAGATCTGTGATATTCCACGCTCTCAAGCCAAGACAATTAATCTTGCGCTTATGTACGGTATGGGCCAGACAAAGCTTGCGGAGCAGTTAGATGTTACCACGGAAGAAGCTAAACGGCTCATGGGCCAGTACCATAAGAACGTTCCTTTTGTAAAGGAGCTGCAGGATGTAGTTCAAAGGCGAGTAGGGGACAAGGACGGTGGTGGTTTTATACGATCTTTGCTAGGACGGAAGTGCCGCTTTGATCTCTGGGAACCTAACCTATTTGTCTCTTCAAGGGCCTTACAGAAGGATCAGGCCCTCATTGAGTATGGTGACAACATAAAACGGGCCTACACCTACAGGGCTCTAAATAGGCTCATACAGGCCAGTGCAGCAGACCAGACAAAAGCCAGCATGGCTGCGATATACAAGGAAACCAATAAGATTCCACTTGTTCAAATACATGATGAATTAGCTTTTTCAGTGGAGGACCAGAAGGAAGCTGAATATTTGTGTAAGATTATGGAAGAAGCTGTTGGGCTGGGGGTTCCCACACCTTGCGATATATCGCTCGGCGACACTTGGGGGGACCTATCTAAGCTTGACATTAAAGACAACTCTCGTATTATCCCAGAAGAGGACGAATAAAATGGACGCATTAAAATGGAAAAGTGTCGTTATAAATATCGATGCTTACAAGAAACTAAAAAAATTGGCTAAGGATAATAATAGAACTATTTCCGGTCAGTTTACTCACATATTGGAAACGGCTCTTAATATTAGGGCGGGTCAATGACCCCTGTCTTAGCCTTTGTAGCTTTTCAAGGATTTTGTCTTATTATTGTCTTACTTTCCTAAAAATAAGTATAAGATAATTTACGCTGACCCTCCTTGGTCTTTTAGGACTTGGAGTGCGCGTGGTAAGAAACGTTCTCCTGAGAATCATTACAATTGTATGAACCTCACGGACATACAAAACCTTCCTGTAAAAGATATTGCTGATGAGGATTGCTCTTTATTCCTATGGGCTACCGATCCCTTGCTTCCGCAAGCTATTGATTTAATGGAGCATTGGGGCTTTAAATACAAGACAATAGCCTTTAACTGGGTTAAACTAAATCCGAAGGCTCCTAGTTTTTGTTGGCATACAGAAGATTTTTTTACTGGTATGGGGTATTGGACAAGAGCTAATCCTGAGTTATGTCTTTTGGGTACGAAAGGTAAACCCGCCCGACAAAGGGCTGACATAAGACGGTTAGTTATATCTCCTCGAAGAGAGCACTCCAGGAAACCGGATGTAGTGCCTGAAAAAATTGTTAGTTTAATGGGGGACCTTCCTCGAATAGAGCTTTTTTCAAGGCAATCTAGGAAGGGTTGGACAGTCTGGGGAAATGAAACAGAAAAATGGGACACCTGAGCAAGAATACAAACTGGGCTTAAACGAAAAAGGTTGCCATTCCGAGATTATTGCTGCTGCCCACTTGGTTAACTTAGGGTTCTGGGTATTTTCTCCAGTAGTACATCAACAAGGACCCGTAGATCTTGTAGCCGTGGACAGAAAAGGTAAGATGATATTAGTGGATGTAAAGACACAAAACGAAAGAATAATTACTGGACGCAAAAAACCTGCACGTATATATAGAATTAGGACACCTTTGCAAAAAGAGCTGAATGTAATTTTAGCTTATGTTAACCAGAATAACAAAGTTCATTTTGTCCCTGACTTGATAAACGAGGAGATTACTTAATGAATCTTATGTATGAAGAAAGTTCACAACCCTTTTTAATACGTTATGTCGTAGGACAAAGAGAAGAGAAAGAAGTGCCTTTTTTCTTGGGCAGCGTTTTAGAGGCCAAGGATGTAGCTCATACCACATTGCGTATGGCGGTTCAGATAAATGAAGAAGATAACGGTGCAGCCGAAATTTTTAACGCTGATGGTGAAAAATTAGGTCGGATGGCAGTTTTATTAGATTATTCAGGGGCCATGGACCACGAACACTGGACTTGGTTTGATGGTGAAAAAGCCCCCTTGCAATAACCTATAAAATCGCATATAATAAGGTATGGAATTACGAAAGAACTCCCCTGATGACCGATGAATTCGACTCCAACGGTCAAGAACTGGATCGGAAACCTGATCTTAAAACTGAAAAGGTTTCCGATTCTTTTTCGTCAGGTTACAAAGAGTGCCGCTGGTGCGGTGATTTAGTAAACAAGGAAACGTGTTTTGCCATGTACACGGGTGTTAGTTTAATTTGTGAAATTTGTGGAAAGGATGTAACAGGATGGGACAAGTAGTAGGAATGCGGCCAACTCCTCCGGTGGATCCTATAAAATGCAAAGGATATGGGTGTGGTGGATCAACTTTTTTTGTTTACTGGGACGGTCATATTATTTGTGCGTCTTGTGGTTTAAAGCCTGAGTATTTAGGGCCTTTGATCGATAGGGAAGAGTGGGCAGGGCCTTTGCTCGATGATGACGGCAATCCAAAAGATCCAGATGACGGAGAAAGTGCCATTGTTTTTGAAGCAGACCCTAGTTTGTTAGATAAATTACAATAAATGGCCCAGAAAGTTAACCACGTTTACTCGAAGCCTACGAAAGTACGCAGAAGGCGTAAACCACGGCCCCTTAACCACCAAAAAACTTTAGGACCCAAATCCGGATGGATGAACGCGAAAAAGAGAAGGCGCGGCCAAGGATCGTAGACTTTATCTATGACAATATAGGCGAAGACGAGGCCATGACGGCTGACGGATTTGATGATGCCATCATAGGCATAGGTCACCGCTGCGGCCAACCCAGCCTTATTGTTTATGACCAAGCTAAAGTTATTGACATTCTCATGGAACGTGATGAAATGACCCACGAAGAAGCATTAGAGTTTTACAGCTTCAACATCGAGGGTTCTTGGGTAGGTGAAGGCACTCCCATTTGGTTAGAAAGATTTGATGATTATGAATGAATTATTAAAATGGGTTTTATCTTTAGCTGGTGTTTCTTTATTCCTTGTTTTTTACATCTGGACTTTTAGCTTGTAATTCACACAGTTAAAACAATACTTGACAACTACATCTTGTATATGGGATAAGTGGTATATTATTTTAACAAATGAGGTATCAAAATGCTGTTAGAAGATGTCAAGTTAACGTTTGTTTACGAGTGGAGCGAAGTAGCTAAGAATAAAAAATCTAAGCCTGTTGTCCATCGAAATGAAGTGGGGTCTTTAAAAGTTGAGTATGGTGTTAGCACTGAGGCCCTTAATAAATTGATTGATGTTCTGCACGATAATGTGTTCGAGAATGATATGGTTAAAATTGAAATATCATGTAATTCAACAAATTATTGAGGAGATGAGGGCTATGGTTAAATTTTTATTAGTAGCGTCTGCGGTTTTATTGTCAGCTTGTGGGCGCGGTCATAATGGTGGCAATTATGTTTATGTCGGCTGCCATGTTATTCACACCAACCCTGTTAATTGTTACCCAGCAAAAGAAAAATGCGTTTACGCTTTTGGGCCTGAAGGTGACCTCAAAGTAGGTCAGAAAATTTATTTCAAACAACTTAAATTAGGTCAAGACCGTTACGGTAAAGTTGGCACTATTATGACAGCCCGACCTTGTAAGCCTGGTGAATAATGATACTTGAGAAAGAACCTTGCGAATACAGAAGCGGTAAAGGCCGTACAATCTGGACATTCCAATGTGATAACCACGACTGTAAAAAAGTGTTTAACAGAGAAGCTTCGAGAGCAAGAGCCCATGCAAAACATTACTGTTGCCATCCATGTACACGGGGTGTGGCTATAGGTATCTGTAAAGTAGAAGGTTGCCATGAGCCTGTTATTAAAACTGATAACAACCCTAAATTAGATAGTGGTTTGTGCGGTAGGCATCACAAAAATGCAGGTGCAAGATTAAGACGCAAGGCGTTACGTCAAGAAATGTTTGAGATGATGGGCAATAAGTGCGTTTGTTGTGGTGAAAAAAATCCCCTTTATTTTCAAATCGACCACATAGAAAATGATGCAGATTATAAGGGAGTAAATCGCCCGTCTATACAACTGCAAGATTACTTGAAAGAACCTGACCGCTACCAGTTACTTTGCGCCAATTGTAATTATGCAAAACGTATGAATGGTGGTGAGTTATACATTCCCGACAAGTTTACCCGAAGAAAATGTTTAGCAGCATAGTGCTCACTATGCTTAATTTTATTTTGAAGGAGTTGAAAAATGTCATATGGTTATGATGCTTTTATAAGAAAGCAAGTTGGTTACGCGAGGAAGGTCGTAACCCATGGTCACAAGTATCAGCCCAGCTTGGTAGACCTAGCGTGGCGCGTTCTACGGTGTCACGGGGCTAAATCATAATAGGAGATAATATGAGCGATTATGACCGTGCCATGTGCACTATAATTGGATTTGGGTCATTGTTTATTTTTTTATTGCTATTAGGAGGTTATTTTTTAAGATGAAAAAATATGAGTTACCATCAACCGATATAATGGGTGATTTATTTAAGGGTTACGAGCTTATAAAGCGATTGGAGAAGGTGTCCAAGCTTACTTCGGTAGGGATCAAGGCCCAAGACCCACGGTTCAAGGCCCTTTGGCTTAGGAAGGCAACGCAATTAAGTAAAGAATCTACGGAAGAATGCAGAAATCTTAACGTAAACCTTGAAAATTTGTTTGATGAAGAAAAAAACCTTTCTCCTTAGGTTTTTATTGACCGGCTTTCTTTGTTGCGTGACGACTGACTCCCCGTCCGTAGCAGAGGAAGCCGAGCTTTTTTGTATGGCAGAAGCTATCTATTTTGAGTCTCGCGGTGAAAGTTATATAGGTCAATTAGCCGTGGGAATTACCATAAAAAACAGGTTTAAACATCCAAAATACCCTGCTAGTATATGTGGTGTTGTACGTCAGGGGCAGTACTCTCAAGGAGTTCCTCTTCGAGATCGATGTCAGTTTAGTTATTGGTGCGATGGTAGGCCTGAAGAGATAAAGGACCACGTTGCATGGACCAAGGCCCTTGATTTTGCAAAATTGATACTAGAAACTCACCTAGAGATCAATGGATTAGAAAACGTAACGCATTACCATTCGGATAAAGTTAGTCCTAAATGGAGTCGAAAATTACATTACAAGAAGACGGTGGGGAGTCACCTTTTTTATGTTAAAAAAAGATCTGATATGTGATAACTGCGGTTGGGTAGCTTCTTATTTGTATGAAATTAACCGTCAAGAATACCACTATTGTTTCAACTGCAATACACAGAAAAAAGGTCCCCTTATAGTAGTAAATTTTACAAATAAAAAATATTCTAAAAGTGTGACAAAAGGCGGGACTGATGATCTTATGGGACCTAGTGCTTAAACCCTTATATACAAACGTTTTTTAGAGGTTTTTTTGTAGCTTAATTGGGTACACACAAATATGCTCATGCTACCTTTTTTAGTTAATTACAGTTTTTTTTATGGTTTTTTTCTGTATAATAACTATAAATACCTGTGATATTGTCTCCAGTTAATGTAAAGTGGTGGGACCTTGGTGGGACCGCGTTGTTTTTAAAGGATTTTTGTACGATGGTAGCGAAAAACACCCCTGACAAGAAATTGACCAGAAAGCAAGAAAAGTTTGTTATGGAACTGGTTTCGAATGACGGAATGATCACAAACAGAGAAGCCGCTGTTCGAGCTGGGTATCCAGCAACTTCTGCTCATACGAGAGCTTATGAGCTTATGAATCAAAATAAGTGTCCTCATGTAGTTGCTGAGATAAATAGGTACAGAGAAGAATTAGATGAAAAGTTTGGTGTTGATTACAAACGGCACGTGAGGGATCTCCAAAAAATTAGGGATGCAGCTTTGGATGCGGGTGCTTACTCGGCAGCGGTCCAAGCAGAGTATCGAAGGGGTCAGGCTCAGGGTGATATTTATGTAAGTAAATCTGAAATACGGCATGGTACGATAGACCAGATGAGTGTGAAGGAGGTTGAGCTTGAACTCGAACGGATTAGAGAAAGTTTTGAACCAATTGACATCACCCCAAAAAAAGGGCCCGCCAAACAAAGAAGCAAACCTTTGGAAGCTATTGAGTCAAAGTCTGAAGTCCTCGAACAGGAGGATAGAAACAACAAGGATTGAAAACTGGTCAGTACCTGGGGTTCCTGATGTGTTATGTTGCAATGAAAAAGGTTTGTTCACTTTTTTGGAGCTAAAAGTTGTTAAGAAAGATAGACTTCGCATATCTCCTCACCAAATTTCGTGGTTGTCTCGGCATTCTCACGGAAGGGTTTTTATTATCTGTCGTGATTCTAATATGGTTATTCATGTCTTTGGCGGGAGTGACGCTTCTTCTTTGTGTAGGGATAAGCTCAGTTCTTGTAGAGCTATCGCATCTTTTGCAAAACCGTATAACTGGGAAAAGCTCTGGGATTTGACTTGCGGTAAGGTTTAGTTTACAAGAGTTATCCTATAAAAAAGGTATGGAGATAGATGATGCTTGAAGAATTTGAACATGAGTTAATAGGTGTTTTACAAAAACATTACGGTGAGGACTTTGACTATACTTGGGATAGTGAAGAAAATGGTTTTTATATTCGACTAAGAGTATGGAAGGGTAAAGAAGATTCCAATTAAACAAGTAGGCGATAAAATGGATTACTGGCAATGGGTAGCTGGTTATGAATATCGCTATGATACAATGCCTTTGTGGTGGTGGAACATGAAAGTTCGAAGAGAACATTATGAGGATTATTTGAAGGAGGTGGATGATGGATACGAGTAGCAGCACGTTTTCTGCTTGGTCCGGTGATCAATATCGACACGTTGTGAGTGACGAAACCGTTTACGGCAGCATTGTTTTTATGGAGGTAGGGGAAATTAAACTTATTCGTAATCTAATAACAGTTCTATTAGAGAAGGGTGACAAAAAATCAGCTCAGGTTTTGATCAATCTTTATGAGAGATTGCGTTAGTGAAAACTGCGGATTATCCGATGAAGTGCTGGATGGATTTTACAAACGAACACCCCCGCTACGGTTCTAAAAAAACTTCTGTTGAAATAATTTCTGTCGGCCCTAAATTCGCCTTGGTTTATTTGAGAATGTTCGGAAATCATAAAATTAAAAAACAAATAAAAATAGATGATTGGGACCGGATGTGGCAAAATTACATTTCTCGTTGACTTATTTTTTTAGGTTCTGTATATAGGATAGATCTTATAACAAAAGGAGTCGAAAATGAATAAAGAAGATTTAATCGAAGTAGTTTCTAAATGGACTAAGGATGAGTTCTATCAAAGGTGTGCTGACGGTCACACAGTTTGGGATCCCGCTGCTGTTGTTAGTTGGGGTTTTACAAAAGAATGGGTCTCCGACATTACTCAAAAACATAAAAGCGGAGAACACTTCAAAGAACAGTTGTACAACCAAAGTGGGGCTGTTGATTTTATTGAAGGCGTTTACGCTGGTCTGTTCGTGGATAAGTTAGCCAAGGATATTGGCGCGGATACCGATAAGGCTTATTCTTATTTTGGTCGCGGTAAAACTGCTCAGGCATTGGCCGAAGCTATCAGTAACGTTGTGCGCGGAACTGATAGAGCAGCGGATGAGGTTTTGAAAAAGAACGCTGGGCGTTATCTGCATGAGATCCGTAGACAGGAAGCGGGGTGGACGCGATGAGTAAGAACGCTGGGCGTTATCTGCATGAGATACGTGATAAAATTTTACCGCGAGAAGATTTAGAAAAGTTAGTGAGAAAATTTGTATCGGACAATAATCTTCACGCTCAACATGGTAAAGACTACGAGGGTGTGCACGTGGTCCATTTTTTAGTTGACGATGACACGGGGGATTCGGAATGAAGCAAGCTAATTACGCTAGTGCAGGTGATGTAATGGCGTTGGTCGTGGACAATGGCAAGCTGGTAATTAAGAATATTACTAAGGCCTCTGTTGTCTTTATTTTTACTTCTGGCATTTTGGAAGGGTCGAGCAGTTGCAATATATTATAAAGTGGATCGCGGATTTTATCCGGAGATCTCAAGAAAAGAAATAAAATTAGGGGCTCTCTTTCGAGGGCTCTTTTTTTGTTGTGCTTTTTATTTGGCTGTAGTATATAGGATAGATCTTATAACAAAAGGAGTCGAACATGAGCGAAGTTTTAGCAGTACTTGATAATTTAGAAGATTCGGAAGTCCGCTTAATAAATGATATTATCCAGCGGTATTTTAAATTATATAAAAAAGAATTTGGGAAAGATCTTTCACATTTGGAGCGAGATCTTTTTGTAATGCTGGGTCATATACATTTAAAAGAATGGAAATTTGATCTTGTTAAAATGAAACATACGAAAGATGAAAGACTCTTTTTGTATGATATGTCTGGAATGTCAAAACATTGGGATTGGGACCGTTTAAAGCTCCGCCAGTATTTTAGTTGTTTTTCTACAGATAAGCGCGGGCCGCTGTCTATTCATGATTTATCTAAAAAGGTTAATGATCTGGAGGGTTTGAATCATGTTTAATTCTGGCTGGTTTGTTTTTAATTCTGTTTTTTTTCTGTTTAATTTCCTTATGATGCTTTCAAATATGGGGGTTTTGTAATGTTAAACACTGTTGAAATGTCCCGCGGTGAAAAGGTGCGGGGCTGCGCTGTCACTTATAGAGCGGGTGCTGGTGATATGTTTGGGACCTGTCCAGCTAGTTGTGATCTAAATCCGTCAACGTC